TCCTCCATACTTAATTTTGTTAAACCATGTAAAGCCCCTTTAGATCCTTTGCCGTCTACAGTTCCAGATATATCATAACTATCACACCCAAATGCTCCAATATGCTCATTACCAGGGTACTTAATACCGTTTCTTAATACTTGATTGTTTTGTAAATTAACACCAGGCACCCAGGAAACTTTAAATCTACCGCTAGGGTTTGGTACAAATATTACTTTAGAATCTTTAATACCATTTACCCATTGAAAACTTCCTGTTGTAATTACATTGGAATTACCTAAGTCTTCGTTATAATCTATTTGTTCATATATTTTAGCTAAATTAAATATGCTGTTTTTAGCCTCATCTCTAAAAGCATGTTCCTCTGTTCTTGGAAATTGTCTATAATACTCATTTAAAGCATCTTGATCACCTCGTAATCCTTCAGCTTCATTTTCCCAATGCTCTATAACTCCTATATCTATTGCTTCTCCGAAAGGCCCTACAACTTCTTTTTTAGGTGTATTAAAAACTGGTTGCCCATATTCATCAATAAACCCTTCGTAATTCCATTCCATTGGTATAAACAATGAATATAAACCAGAAGCTGTTTGCCCGTTTTTATTTCGCTTAGTAACATCTGAGCTTGTATATAATTTTTTAAAATTAGTACCACCTTTATCTAAAGCATTCGATGTTGATCCCATCATACACTTACCTATAATTCTAGATCCTAATCGTAAACACGTTTTTGTTACCCTCCAGTTATTTAATATATTATCAGGTCTTTCCCACTTGCCACTCTCATCGTGTATTAATAATCTTAATTTTTCACCATCATAAGAGTTATCTCCTGTATTCTTCCAGTCGATTGTGGTATCAAGACCTTCTAATATTTCTATTTTATTTTTACTTTGTATTGATTTTCTTGTCAACCTAGATGCTGGAACCCTATAAGCTAATTCTGTTTTAGGCCTATCCATACCATCTTGTATCGGTTTAAAGAAAAACGGATAGTTCACTGAAATCGGAACTACTTTATCGGTGAACATTTTTTTAGCATCACTACCAGACTTTGATAATATACCAAATCTTGCGTCACTTGAAATAGTGGCTTGATTTACGGTTTCGCTTGACGCCATAAAAGAAAAACCAGATCGTCTGTTTTTCAGATAGCACATTCCATAACATCTATTATCAGCCTTGCAAGCTTCCCAAAATATAAAAAACAATCTATTTGCTTCACGAAAATCAGGATGTCCTACGTCTATTTTGGTCCACTGTAAATACATATAGTGAGTACCAGTTATATATGTTGGAACATCTTTATTGTAAAACCAATGACCGTCATCTCTGCGCTTAAACTCCTCGTCAATATAAGGTTCCCATTTTTCTTGAACTTTTTCCGGAAGTTCTCTCCAGTCAAAAATACTAGATATAGCTTTAAGCTCTTTCGGATATTCTGTTAGTTTCCATTTATTTATACTTTTTTCAATTTTAGAAGGAGCTTTGGGTAAAGCTATTTTTAAATTTTGTATGTTATAAATTTCGCCAATTTGACCAGTCTTGCTTATTACTACTACGTCGTGTTCTTTATTATAACCATATTCCCACTTCTTGCTTTTATTAAGTCTAGATATGGTATTTTCTCTTATGGGAGTTATAACACTATATAATGATTGCTCGTACATTATTTAGATCTTTTTTCAGCAAAACCTTTAACGGTTTGAGCGGTAACCACTTCTTTAGGTTTATCATCTAAAGCATTCTGCTCATCACTTATTCTATTTAGTATCTCAAAAGCATCAAATATTGCCAGCTTTTTAGTAGCTGCCGCGTTTTTTAATCTATCAGCTGATATATCATCATCTGAGTCAACAATCTTTTCCTTAGCTACTTTAATTAATTCTTCAACAGCTTTATGCCCAGCTAGGATTATATTCTTTTTCGTTTCCTTGATATTCATATTTAATTGTAATTGATTTGGTAGGAACTCTATATAATTTATGATTATTTATAACAAACTCATATTCAGCGCCAGGTTTAAATCCTACTAACGAACCTATTTTTAATTTATCTAAATCCGGATCTTTATAAACTAAAACACCTATTCCTTCTTTTTCAAAATTTATAGAAAACATTTTGTCTTCTGCTAGTGGCTTAATAAAGTTAAAACCTTTACAAGCTTTGAATATTTCATTTTCTTTTCTATATCCAAAAACTTGGTCTATACCAACAAAATAAATGTTTTCGTTGTAATAACTTCTACTATTTTTTTCGTTGCCTCTAATGTCTTTAAATCGTCTAAAAACATTGTGGTGAACTATAATCTCATCACCAACTTTTATTTCTGTAGCTATTTCTGTTGGTACTGCTAAAACTTTTGCAATTCTGTTAGAGTAGCTATGGTTGTGCAGTTCGGTATTTAGTATTAATTCAGAACCATCTATATCTTTTTTATTTGCGTATCTGTTGCCTAGTGGCTCTACTATAAAATTATATAATGATTTCATTAATATTCTAAATCATATTCAACTGCGATTGCCATGTTTTTATTAAAATCCTTCCAAGGCAATACTTCATTATTTTTTTCTATATATATTGAATACTTATTTTCTTCTTCAATTATATTTATTATAAAATGACCGCCATACACTTCCTGTCCAACAGAATAGTGCATAGCGTCACCTTTATAATCTCTTCCAATACTAATCTTCCTTATTAGATTCATCTTCAGTAATTTCACCTGTGTTAAGATTCACAGACACCTTACCATATTTTTCCTCTAAATCTTTCTGTATTTTTTGGAATTCACCATTAGCATTAGCTATAGCGTGTAATAATTCGTGTTTTTGTGCTTCTACACCACCAATTTGCATTTGTAAGTTATTAATTTCACTTACTGTTTTTTTCAATAACTCTAACTCTTCGTTTTCGATTTTGTTCATTTTGATTTAATTTAATTGTTAATTGTTGTTTTAATCAATGTTTAATTGACTTTCTATATGTTTATTAATTACGTATATATTTATTTACTTTAATTTTGCTTAAACTACAAAAACTTACCCGTTAAATAACCTAACGCATAAAGTATTGGACAAAGTAAAATTAACCAAAAAGGAGTTCTGTATCTAATAACCTCTTTTTCTTTTATAATAGTATTTTTATCTAACTTACTTTTGTATTCTTTTTCTAATATCTCTTTATATGCTTTTAAATCAATTTCAGCAGTTATAACGTTGTTTTTTCCTTGTAATGATACTTTACCTTGCTTTGTAGAAATAAGTTGCTTAAATGGCTTTAAATTGCCTAAACTATCACAAGGTTGATTTATGGTAAGTGTATCTGTGAATCTTTCGACTAAAATTTCTGTTCTTGTTTTAATAATAGTGTCGTTTACAATTCGGTCTTTATATTCGGTTATTGTTTTTTTAGAGCCACATCCAAATAATAAAAGCAAGATAATTAGTTTTTTCATGTTTATTTTTTTCTATTATCCCATCTTGCCTTCGTACCTCTAATATCATAATGCACGAATGTATCATAAATACCTATGCCACCTTGTAGCATTTCGCCTTTTGAAATTAGTTCGTTTATCTTAAAAGCTAAATAGTTGGTGGTAATTCCTTTGATAACTATATCAACTGCTTTGCCAGTTATGTGTTGGCTGTTTTTTACCCCACCTATTTTTTTATTGTGCGCTACACTACGGTACGCACTATTTACAGTTATAGGCATATTCAATGTATCTCTTAAAACTTGCAATTGTTCAGCCACAACTTTGATATTTTCCAAAACATCATCAGGCATATCAAAGCCATCCTTGCTGTCAAATTCAGATTTGTTAAAATTACTTGTTAGCTTCATCTTTTTTGTTTTTCATTTCAATTATTTTCAATACTGTATAAATAATTGAAACTGCCAATAATAATATCTTCAATGCCCTCTCTGCGTTTGTGAATGAAATCGCCATTGCGGAAGCGTTTAGCGTATAAAGTCGTATATCATCTAGGCTCATTTCTTTGCGTTATAAAGTTTTTCAACAATATCGGTTATTCCTTGCAAAGATATATAAGCTGTAGCAACTATGACCCAGTCATTTGATTCGATGCTTCCGCTAAACAAAGCAACGGAAGCTATTGCAAATACTGTTAATTTCCTACTTACCCATCTAGATAGAAATAAGTCTAACTTTTCTTTTCTACTCATGACTAACTAACTCTAATTAGGCTCTATAGCTTTCGAAGCTTGACTTCTTTTCTTTTGAGCACGTTTTAATATTCTTTCCTCTCTTCTTTTTAACCTTAAAGCTTTATCTTTATTACCTTCAGCAAGTGCTTTTTCTCCTTTAGCTCTTACCTTAGTTGCTCTGGTTTCTTTATTTTCAGCAACATTAATTTTCTTTTCAGCTTTCTTTATGTTTTTAACCTCTACTACTTTTTTAGGCAATACTATTTCAGACTTAGTTTCCATAGAAACTGTTTTAGCTTCTACGTTAGGTTTTATTGCTTCTACCTTTTTTCTTTTTATAACATTGCCTGTTTCTTTTTTATTTTCTTTTTTAGTTTCTATAGGAAAATCTATTCTGTTCGAATCTTTAGGTTTATCTTTTCCTAAAGTATTACCAAAATATCCTCCAGCTACTTTATCAATAGAAGCGTCTTTCTTGTTTTTATTTTTAGATATATCAGCAGTTTTAGCACGTTTTGTGCCACTTCCTTTGTAGAACTTTTCATCTTCTGGTTTCATTAACCCAGACTCTCTATACTGTTTAAATGTTAAATTTGTAAATTCCGATTGTTTTTCTTCAGCTTTTGGCTTAGCAGCAACTCGAGGCCTTCCGCTTTGTTTAGCAGGTGATTTCATTTTTACAGGTGCACCCATATTAAGTAATGGTTGTTGTACCATTCCCCCTTTTGTTGTTTTTTGTACTTTTGCTGTCACAGGAGTACAGCCTTTTTGTTTGTATGCCATGATTATTTATTTATTTATTTTTAACAATTCCATCTTCTTCTAGCTGCCCTACCTCTTTCTGAAGTCCAACTTTTAGATCTTGTGCAGAAAGCTTTTCTTCTCTTAGCATCTTTACTACCTGGCTTTAATTCAGACGGCGGTTTTGTAACTGCTGTTTGTAGTTTACTACCTGGATTATCAGCTTTATATTTATTTACTCCCTTTTGTGACATTCCTCCTCCTGCAGCCGCTCCAGTACCTGTAGGATTTGCTTCGTTGTAATATCCTTTAGATTTCTTACGCGAAGGAGCATCCCCTTTCTTAGCAGGCGAACCACACCCACAAGATGTTTTGCATCCACAGCTTGATTTTTTAAACGGTGAGTTTTGCTGGATATACGCCATAATTAATATTTTTTAAAGTAGCCTTTTTTCATTGGTGATTTCATTTTACCAGGAGCTGCTTTTATAGCATCTTGTAAATGTTGCGGTAAAGTGTTTTGCGCTCCCTGCAATTTTTTAGTAGCTGGACTTTTTGCATACATTTTGAAAGCGCTAGGTTTCATTCCTGCTGGAGATGGTTTTTCAGTCTCATCTTTTTTATCTTTAGTAA